ACGGAACCGTAGGCTCTACGAGGTCACCAAGAAGCTGGTCGTTCCCACCGGCATCACCGGGTCGTACTGGCCCAGGGTTCGTGACACCTGCAACGATCGCCTCGGGTTGACCCTGGACCGCTGGCAGGACGGCATCGCCGGGCTGCTCCTCGCCTACCGCCCCGACGAAGACAACGGGGTTGCACTGGCCCACACCATCGGCGGGTTCGGCTTGTGCATCTGTCGACAGGTCGGCAAGACGCACACACTGACCTGCGTCCTGTTCGGACTCTGCGTGGAGTTCCCCGGCCTGCTGGCGATCTGGACGAGCCACCACGTCAAGACCAACTCCGAGACGTTCCAGGCGGTGCAGTCGTACTGCCGCCGCCAGCGGGTCAAACCGTTCATCAGGAAGGTGTACCTCGGCTCCGGCGACGAGGCCGTCGAGTTCGCCAACGGCAGCCGCATCCTGTTCGGCGCCCGTGAGCGGGGGTTCGGTCGAGGTATTCCCGGTGTGGACGTGCTGATGAGTGACGAGGCGCAGATCCTGACCCAGCGCGCCATGCAGGACATGCTCGCCACCCTGAATACGTCGCGGCTGGGTCTGCACATCTATGCGGGGACACCGCCGAAGCCGATCGACGCCTCCGAGATGTTCACCGTCATGCGCCAGGAGGCGTACTCGGGCGACGCCACCGACGCCGTGTGGATCGAGTGCGGTGCCGACGACGACATCACCGATCTTGACGACATCGAGCAGTGGATGAAGGCGAACCCGTCGTGTCCACACCGCACTCCGGTGGTGTCGATCCGGCGGCTGCGCCGACGGCTTGACGATGCCGGGTTCCGTCGCGAGGCGCTGGGCATCTGGGACGCCGACGATGCGAGTGCCTTCGACATCGCCGCCTGGGCCGAGCTCAAGGACCGGGGGGCCGACACCCCCCAGCGGGCCGCGGTGGTCATCGACATGAGTCCGGACCGGCGGCACTGCTGGATCGGGGTGGCCGGTGAGATCGGCACCGACAAGGGCGAGAAGGTGCTGGTGATGGCCACCGAAGCCACCGCGGCCACCGCCGTCAAGAAGGTGCAGAAGCTGATCGCCGACCGCGACATCGTCGATGTGTCGATCACCAGCGGCGCAGCCCGTGCGCTCGAGCCCGCGCTGGTCGAGGCGGGTGTCGAGTACGAGCGCCTCAGCCCGGCTGATGTCGCCGCCTCCTATGCTTGTATGCAGGAGGCGATCAAGAGCGAGTCGATCGTCCACGTCGACCAGGACGAGCTGAATACCGCGATGTTGATGACCAGGACGCGGTTCGTCACCTCTGGTGAGGTGGAGGTGTTCGACCGCAAGAACTACAGTGTGAATCTGTCACCCGCCGTGGCCTGCGCGGGCGCGCTTTATCGCTGGGGATTAAAGGCCACGCCGATGCCGGTGCTGTTGTGAGGGTGTTGCGAAATGCAACAGCATAGAATCAGCGCGGAGGTGGTCTGATTGAGCTTCTGGTCTTGGATAAAGGGTGAGCCGCCCAGTGTGCCGAATCCCCCCGATCCCAATTACAACCCCGGTGACCCCGACATGGTGGACATGTCCGCGTTGCGGGACCTGCCCGAAGGGCGTTCGCTGCCGTGGATCCAGCCGTCGGCCTGGTCGGGCTACCCCGACTCGTGGACGACGCCCAGCTACGGGTCGACCCAGCAGAGTCAGCTCAAGAAGCTCATCGACGTCGCCTGGACGTGCATCGACCTCAACTCGTCGGTGCTGGCCAGCATGCCCGTCTACCGGATGCGCAACGGAAAGATCATCGACTCGCTGTCCTGGATGTCCAATCCTGATCCCAGCATCTACAGCTCCTGGTATGAATTCGCCAAGCAGCTGTTCTGGGATTTTCATCTCGGTGAGGCGTTCGTGCTGCCGATGGCGCACGGCTCCGACGGATATCCCATCCGGTTCCGCGTCGTTCCGCCGTGGCTGGTCAACGTCGAACTCGGACCAGGCGGGCGTAACTACAAGATCGGGTCGATGAATGTCACCAACGAGATCCTGCACATTCGCTACCAGTCGACCACCGATGACGCTCACGGGCACGGCCCCTTGGAGGCGGCCGGCGGTCGGCAGATCACCATCGGGCTGCTGCAGCGGTACGTCAAGAACCTGACCGAAACCGGCGGCGTGCCGCTGTACTGGCTCGGCATCGACCGCAAGCTCACCGAGTCCGAGGCCGTCGATCTGATGGACCGCTGGATCGAGTCCCGCTCCAAGTACGCCGGGCATCCCGCGCTGGTGTCCGGTGGGGCCACCCTGAATCAGGCGAAGTCGATGAGCGCCCACGACATGAGCCTGCTGGAACTGACGCAGTTCAACGAGGCACGGGTCGCCATCATGTGCGGCGTGCCCCCGTTCCTGGTCGGGCTTCCCGGTGCGACGGGCAGCCTCACCTACTCCAACATCGAGCAGCTGTTCTCGTTCCATGACCGGTCCAGTCTGCGGCCCAAGGCGGTGGCAGTGATGACGGCGCTGGACAGCTGGGTGACCCCCGCGCCACAGACTCTGGAGCTGAATCGCGACGACTACACCCGTCCGTCCCTGACGGAGCGGGCACGTGCCTACAAGATGCTGATCGAGTGCCATGTGATGGAGCCCCCGGAGGCACGGGCGATGGAACGCCTGCACGACGAGGAGTCGGCGTCCAGGATCTCCGGCGGCATGGGGTGATCGGAGTCGGATCGACTACACTCAAACGTATGGAATGCAATGCGCCCGAGTGTGACTCCCCTGGCCACGCCAAGGGTCTGTGTAACACCCATTACCTGCGGATGAAGCAGTACGGGCGATTTGACTTACTGCCTGAACGTAGCTTCGCCGAGCGGTTCTGGTCCAGGGTGGATAAGTCCGGTGAGCACTGGATCTGGACCGGGAAGGCACCGAACGACTACGGACAGTTCACTTGGCGCGAGGGGCGTGCGGTCAAACACCGTGGCGCTCACGTCTTGGCCTATGAATTGACCAACGGAGTCACGATTCCAGACGGGTTGACGATAGATCACCTTTGTCGAGTTCGGCTGTGCTGTCGTCCTGACCATCTTGAACCGGTGACCATGCGTGAGAACACCTTGCGGGGTATCGGCCCTGCTGCTGTCAATGCTCGGAAGACTCACTGCAAACGTGGGCATGAACTGGCAGGGTCGAATCTGCGAATCAAGCAGGGAAAGTACGGCCCACAGCGGACCTGTCGGAAGTGCGATTACATACACACGAAGGCCGTTCGCGAAAGGAGACGGCAATTATTGGTGTGAGTATCTCCACCCGGAATCGGCGGGTGTTGTTCGATCGCAGCTTCGCTCGGTGGCGTCGGCTCATGCCGAAGGGCAGCGTGTGTGTGGTCGTCGACGACGCCTCTGAGAAGCCGCTGTTCGGCAACGACACCGTCGAGAACGGTTCGTACTATCAGCTGATCGTCCATTCGGATCGCCTGGGTGTGGCGATGACCAAGAACGACGGTATCGCCGCGCTGATGGACGCCGGGTGTGAGCACCTGTTTCTCGCCGACGACGACATCTATCCGCAGACCCGGCACTGGTGGGAGCCTTACGTCGAGTCGCCCGAGCCGCATCTGTCCTACCAGTGGCCCAACATCGGCGGAGATCCGTACGACCGGATGTACGACGCTGTGCACTTTCAGGTCGAGTTCCCCCGCGGCGTGATGCTGTACGCCCACCGCAGTGTCATCGACGAGGTGGGCGGCATGGAACCCGCGCATGGCGTGTGGGGCGGTGAGCACGTCGAATGGCAGGCCCGCATCCACGACGCCGGTCTGACCACCTATCCCTACGCCGACGTGATCGGGTCGCGGGACCTGTGGGTGGAGCAGCGCAGCGGGTCGACGTTCCCCGCGTCCCAGCGCCAGCGTGTCTTCGAGTGCACCGGCATCCAGTGGCAGAAGCCCCGGCCCCGCTTCGTTCCCTACCGGCAGGACCACGGGGAGCAGGACTACGGCCTGGGTCCGGCCATCGTGGACACCGGCAAGCTCTACTGCGCGTTGCGCCACGTCGTCGACATGCAGCCGTCGGGCACCGCTGTCGAGTTCGGTGTCGGTTCCGGAACGTCGACGCGGGTCATGGCCGAGCACATGCCGGTGGTCGGGTTCGACTCCGGTAAGGGGCTGCCCGAGCCGTGGCGGCCCGAGTTCCCGAAGTACTCACTGGCTTACGGCATTCCTGTGGTGGAAAACGCGACCATCGTGGAGGGCTGGTTCGCCGACACGCTTCCCGGCTTCGACTTCGACAGCCTCGGCTATATCGGCCTGGTGCACTTCGACGCCGACCTGTATTCGTCGACGTCGACGGCGCTGAAGTACGTCGGGCCGTACCTGCGACCAGGGTGTTACTGCGTCTTCGACGAATGGCACGGATATGTCGGTGCCGAGCACCACGAGCAGCGGGCCTGGCGGGAGTTCGCTGACGACACCGGCATCGGCTGGACGGTGGTCGGGCACCATGAGCAGAAGTGGGTCATCCGCATCACCGGAGTAAGGAGCGCCGATGCCTAATCGTCCCGTGACCCTGTTCATGTTTGCAGGCAGGGAGGGCAACCTGTCGGTCAACATGCCGCTGATTCGCCGGATACTCGACGAGCATCCTCGGGTCCGGTTCGACATCTGGAATCTGGCTCGCAACAACGACGACGCCCGGTATCTGAACACCATCAAGGGCGACCGGATCACGGTGATGAACAAGTTCGCCGGTGCTCGGGCGGCTCATCGCCTCAACGCCGTGTGGCGTTACTACACCGATCCGAGGTTCGTCCACCATCTGTTCGTCAAGGTCGACGACGACATCGTGTTCATCCAGACCGAGAAGTTCGGCGAGTTCGTCGACGCCGTTGAGCGCCGCCCCGAGCAGGTCCTCACCGCGGAGGTCGTCAACAACGGGGCCTGCACCCCGTTCATGCCCGAGCTGTGGCAGGGGTTCCTCGGATTGGACATTCCCCTGCTGGATGTCCACGAGAGTAACCAGTACGCGCAGCTGTCCCACCGGTTCATGTATGAGAACTGGCGTGACCTGGTGTCGCGGCCGACCAGCGTCGCCGACCTCGAAGCCTGGTTGTCGATCAACTTCATCGGGTTCAACTGGGAGATGCTGTGCCGTATGGAGCGTCGGATCGGCCGCCGCTCACCGGAGATGATTGCCGACCGGCCCTGGAAACCGGGTAGCAGGGTTGGCGACGAAGGCGCGGCCAACCTGTTCCCGCGTGCCGTGATGCAGGGATTCACCGTCGCCCACCTGGGGTTCGGGCCGCAGAACCTGACCGACCATCAGGAGGACGAGTGGCGTGAGGACTACGCGGAGATCGGCTGGGAGTACCTACAGAGTGTTGCAAAACGCAACACCCCCAAGGTGCTCAAGTGAAGGCAGCTGTCATCATCGCTTTTCGCGACCGGGGCATTGACCCCCTGCGATCAGCCAATCTGGTGCGGGTCGCCGATCACTGGGCCGGTTACGACTGCAAGGTCGTGGTGGCCAGCGACGGTCGCGCCGACGATGCGCAGTTCAACCGCAGTGCCGCCTACAACCGGGCCGTCGACCTGGTGCCCGACGCCGACGTCCTGATTTTCACTGAATCCGACATCATCATCAGCTACGAGCAGGTCGACCGGGCTGTCGGGTTGGCGCTCGACGCGCCCGGGATGGTGATCCCGTTTTCCTGGTTCATGGCACTGTCCGAGGAGGACTCGGCCAGGGTGCGCGCCTACCAGGTCGATCCGGTGGACTGCGAGAAGTCCCCGGTGAAAGGGCACCGCGGCAGCATCGGTGCCGCGGGCGTCGTGTCGCGGGAAACCTACGATCTGGCCGGGGGATACGATGAACGATTCGAGGGTGCGTGGTATGACGACGACGCTATGAAGATCGCGTTCGACATCGCGGCTGGTCCGACCCGGTGGGTGGAGGGGTCGGTCTACCACCTGTACCACCTGTCCGGCGGTAAAGGTGCGCACCTGTCTCGCGAGGACCGTGTCGCGACCAGCCGTAACCGCCTGCGGCTGAGGATGTACCAGCAGGCCAGGACGCCGGAGCAGGTCAGATCGCTGACGACCGGGGTGCTGTGATGATCAGCATCGGAGTGGTCGCCGATCCCCGCCGCAGCGGCATGGGCGAACGGCTGGCCGAGCAGGTCAATGCCGACTATCTCAGTGTGGACGAGGGGCAGCGGGGGTGTACCTGGAATCACTCTCAGGTGTGGCGGGCGCACGCCAGTAGCTTCGGCGGCCCCGCGGATTGGAACGTGGTCCTCGAAGACGATGCCATCCCGGTTGACGGCTTCCGCGAGCAGCTTGCCGATGCACTGTCGTTCGCACCGGCGCCGATCGTGTCGCTCTACCTGGGCCGCGGCTACATCGAGGACCGCTACATCGAGCCGCTGCTGGTCCGCGCCGACCTTCTCGGCGTGAATTGGATCGTCTCCCAGGGCCGCATTTTGCACGCCGTGGCGCTGGCCGTTCGTGGTGCCTTGCTACCGTCGCTGGTCGCCAACTTGCCCCGCGGCAATCATCCGATCGACCGGTCGCTGTCGCTGTGGGCGCGTCGCCAGGGGCACGCGGTGGCCTATAGCAATCCCTCGCTCGTCGAGCACGACGACGGCAAAAGCCTGGTCACTCGTTATCGTCGTGCCGAACGTCGGGCGTGGCGCATTGGTGTGCGAGATGATTGGTGCGCCAAGATGATAGCCATGGTATAAGCCCTGCTGCGGTAATCTAACCAAGAAGCGGAAAGGGAGCGTAATGGCTGAAGACTCGAAGAAGCCCTACGGTGACGTGACCTACGCCGATCCCGGGTACAAGGACGGGGTCAAGCGCTATCCGCTCGACACGGAGGCTCACTGCCGCGCCGCGTGGAGCTACATTAATATGCCGAAGAATCAAAAGGGCTACACGTCCGAACAGGTGGCCTCGATCAAGGGTCGCATCAAGGCCGCGGCTAAGAAGTTCAACATCGAGATTACCGAGGACAGCGAGGATCGCAGCATGGCTCCGTTGGTGGAAACCCGCTCTGACGGCGTTGCGGTCGACGGTGTCGACTTCGGTCAGCGCATCATCACCGTGCTCGCCGTTCCCTACGAGCAGCCCACCCAGGTTCCCTTCCATCAGGAGATGTGGACCGAGGTGTTCTCCCGTAGTGCCTTCAACGGCATCGAGAGTCAGACTCGCAAGATTCCGGCGACCGCCGCATTGGAGATTCCCGCCCCCGATCACGCCGGTGCCCGCTTGGTCGGCAGGGTGATCTCGTCAGATCCCCACGGTGAAGCTGGGCTGGTCAGCGAGGTGAGGATCAGCCGCACCGAGTCCGGCGACGAGGCTCTCGAGCTTGCCCGCGACGAGGCGCTGTCGGTCAGCGTCGGGTTCATGGTCAAGAACCCACGGTTCGACCAGGAGCTGGATCGCTACAAGAAGACACGCCGGGTCAACCGGGCGTTTCTGGATCATCTGGCGTTCGTGGGTCAGCCTGCTTATCCGGGCGCGAAGATCTTGGCGATGCGCGCCGAGGACGCCGATGTTCTTGAGATTGAGCAGCCGTTCACGCCGACGCCCCGCATGGACGAGTTCCTCAACGACCCGATTCTGCAGTGGGCTTCCGAGCGCGTGCGAAGCGAGTAGCCCCTACTTCTGCTTGAGGAACTGGTAGAACGCCTCGGCCATGTCGAGGACGTCCTCGGTTTTCACGATCGTCCTGCCGCGCAGCACGGCGACCGCCGACTGCAACGCGGTGGTCCGGTGATCCGGCGGTGTGGGTGCGCCGAATGGTGACGATTTTCCGCCACTGCCGTTGGGTGGGGATGTTGGTCGTGTTACAGGCGCGGACATGCTGGGAGTCTACTTCTCATCGTGTTAATCTTGGGCCTT